AGTTGAGAAATTTTTTATGTGAACTAAAGTATGACAATGATGATAGATCATACATGGAGGACACATTTGATCATATCAAAGCAATAAAATGGCATTGGGATATTGAGGAATGAAAAATCCCCTCAAAAATTTAAAGTTGAAACTACTCCTTTCTAAATCATTTCCGGGAAAGAAGATACTTATCACAGATAATAAAGACGGATCACAGACAATAAGTATTACCTAATGGACTTTGATGATCAGTTAGAACTGGAGCATCTGTTATTTACAGAGAGAAAATGTAGAGTTTGTGGACAGGTAAAAAGTCTAACAACTGATTTTTATGTGACGAGAAAAAATAGAACGTTGTTATCATCATATTCATATGAATGCAAAGATTGTACAAAGAAAAGAATCAAATCGAAGAAGATAAGTAATAAATGGGAATATCCAGATTGGTAGTTCATGCATTGTTTCCCCACTAAAAACATAGGTTTTACTAAATATTTTTAGATTAATTCTGATAAACGGAGAAACAAGATGCCTCTAAATTTAGCATCTCCTGGCCTCGTTGTTAGGGAAGTTGATCTTACTATTGGTAGAGTCGATACAGCGACCACAAAGTCTGCTGGTATTGTTGCTCCTTTTCAAAAAGGGCCAATTAACGAACCTATCACCATTGAGGACGAACAAGGCTTAATAGATACGTTCGGTGAACCACTTGACATAGACAAGCACTATGAATACTGGTTGACTGCATCATCATATCTTGCATATGGAGGTATCTTAAGTGTTGTTAGATCTGACGACGCTGACCTAAAAAACGCAACTGACGACGGATCGCCAGAAATAAAAATATTAAGCACAGAAGATTATAATAACAAGGGTTATGATCTAAATGCTTTAACAAATACAATTGTAGCAGCACGTAACCCCGGTTCATGGGCAAACGATATTAAAGTTGCAATAATTGATAGTAGAGCAGACCAAGTATTAACATTTGCATCAGCAGCTGGTGTAACAGTCGGTACAGGTATTACTCAAGCAGTACCTGCCGGAACAGTTTTAGCAGGTGCAGGTTCAACTTCACTGCTAGACGGTTTCTTTAAGGGTATCGTTACTGAAGTGAATGGAACATCAATAGGTGTTAAATTCACATCTCATGTAACAAATGCAGGTATTGAAACATCTAAAGACTATCAAGGTGCTGGTGGTATTTACAAGTTTGGTAATGGTACCATCCACCATAGCATGACAAGTAATACTGGTGGTGGTACAAACACTGGAACCACTGTTTCTGCAAACGTTGATTGGTTCGACCAACAGAAAATTTCATTAAGTAATTCCACAATCAATTGGAACAATATTGCAGAAAGACCCGGAACTACAGCATATGCTGCAGCAAGAAGTTCAAGATTCGATGAAGTTCATGTTGTAGTTATTGATGATAAAGGATCTGTGACTGGCAATGCTGGAACAATTCTAGAGAAACACATCGGACTTTCAAAAGCATCTGATGCTGAGTTTTCTGCCGGATCACCATCCTACTGGAGAAAATATCTCTATAACAATTCCGATAATATATTTGGAATGGGTGGCCCAACACTAGCAAGTTCTGGTATTACAACAACATCATTTGGATTTGGCAATTTCACTAAACAAACTGATGTAAGTTGGGATCAGGCAGCACAGGGTATTTCATTCGCTGCAAGTGGAAACTTAACAGTTACATTCACTGGTGGTAAAAACTACGATGCTGGCTCTTCATTAAGTAGTGCTGGAGCAATGAAAGCAAGTGTAGGTGGAATCACATCTGGTTATGATCTCTTTGAAGATAAGGATCAATTTGATATTGATTTCTTACTTATGGGTTCTGCAAACTATCCACAGCATGAAGCACAAGCAATCGCAAATAAGATTATTTCAATTGCTGAGTTAAGAAAGGATGTGGTTGCATTTGTTTCACCATTTAGAGGAGCATTTTTAAATGACTCTGCTGTTGGACAAGGAACAATAAACTCATCTGCAGACATAACAAGTAATTTGATTGGATATTATGCTCCAATCACATCTTCATCATATTGCGTATTCGATAGTGGATACAAATATATGTTTGATAGATTCACAGATACTTTCAGATATGTACCATTAAATGGTGACATCGCTGGAACATGTGCAAGAAACGATATTAATAACTTCCCTTGGTTCTCACCAGCGGGAACAGCAAGAGGTGGAATCCTCAATGCAGTCAAACTTGCATACACACCAAATCAAACACAGAGAGATGTTCTATACAGTAATAGAATCAACCCTGTAATTTTCTCACCCGGAGCTGGAATCATCCTATTCGGTGATAAGACAGGATTTGGAAAAGCATCTGCATTTGATCGCATCAACGTTCGTAGATTGTTTATCTTCATAGAAGAGGCAATATCTGCTGCAGCGAAAGATCAACTCTTTGAATTCAACGATGAAATCACAAGAACTAACTTTGTGAACATTGTCGAACCTTTCCTACGTGATGTTCAGTCCAAGAGAGGTATCTTTGACTTCAGAGTTGTTTGTGATGAAACAAATAACACTGCTGCCATCATAGATAACAATGAGTTTGTTGCAGACATCTTCATTAAACCTTCACGATCAATTAACTTTATTGGTCTAACGTTTGTTGCCACTAGAACTGGCATTTCGTTCGATGAAGTCATTGGAACTGTTTAACTAGAGGTATAAAGAAAAATGGCAACCCAATTTAACAGACCACCACTTAGAACGATCACCGACTTCAAGAGCAAGATGGCCGGTGGCGGTGCAAGACCGAATCTGTTTGAAGTGGAATTAGTATTTCCCGATCCAATAGCGATTGAGAATGATGTAAAAGAAAAGTCAAGGTTCTTAGTGAAAGCTGCTCAATTACCTGCATCTAATATCACCCCTATCGAAGTTAACTTCAGAGGTAGGATATTAAAGATCGCTGGTGATAGAACCTTCGATACATGGACAGTCACCATTATTAACGATGTTGACTTTGCGATCCGTTCCGCAATGGAAAAATGGATGAACTTCATAAACAAAATGGAAGATGCAACTGGAGCACAAGATCCAGCAGCATATCAACCAGATGCTTATGTTCATCAATTAGACCGTGATGGATCAACACTAAGAAGTTATAAATTCCATGATGTATTCCCAACGAATATCAGTGCTGTTGATCTCAGTTATGAAACTGTAGACACCGTTGAAGAGTTTACCGTTGAATTCCAAGTTCAGTGGTGGGAAGCACTTAAGGGCATCGGAGCTAATGCCGGTGGCGAGGCAATCAACTAGACGTTGATTTATTTGATAAATAGTGTATAATAGAATTATAAAGACGTTATACAATGCCTAAACTTTTTGGTTTCTCTATTGATGATTCAGATAAAAAACCTGATTCAGTAGTCTCCCCTGTTCCTCCTAACAACGAGGACGGGGTTGACTATTTTATACAGTCTGGTTTTTATGGTCAGTATGTTGATATAGAAGGAGTATATAAAACAGAGTACGATCTGATTAAAAGATATCGTGAAATGGCCTTGCACCCTGAGTGTGACAATGCTATCGAAGATGTAGTAAATGAAGCGATTGTGAGTGATCTCTACGATTCACCAATCGAAATAGAATTATCAAATGTAAATGCAAGTGATAGTGTAAAAGATAAGATTAGAGCAGAATTCAGACATTTAAAAGAGATCATGGACTTTGATAAAAAGTCACATGAGATTTTCAGAAACTGGTATATTGACGGAAGACTGTATTACATGAAGGTCATTGATACAAAAAGACCTCAAGATGGAATACAGGAATTAAGATATATTGACCCGATGAAGATGAAATTCGTCAGGCAAGAAAAGAAAACAGGAAATCCAAGAGGAAATAATCTTATAGATTTGGATAATCTTAAAGATGTAAGTAAGAATTCATATCCAGATATTGAAGAGTATTATATCTACACACCAAAACCAAACTATCCAATTGGTGTATATTCACCTGCAACATCAGGTCGCGAGAAGAATATCAAGATTGCAAAAGACTCAATCACATATGTAACATCAGGTTTGTTTGATCGTAATAAAGGAACTTGTTTATCATACTTACATAAAGCAATCAAAGCTTTAAATCAATTAAGAATGATTGAAGATAGTCTCGTAATTTATAGATTATCAAGAGCACCAGAAAGAAGAATATTTTATATTGATGTTGGTAATCTTCCAAAGGTAAAGGCAGAACAATACTTGAAAGAAGTGATGTCTCGTTATAGAAATAAGTTAGTATATAACGCACAAACTGGTGAAGTTCGTGATGATAGAAAGTTCATGTCAATGATGGAAGATTTCTGGTTGCCAAGAAGAGAAGGTGGTCGTGGAACTGAGATTACAACACTTCCCGGTGGCCAAAACTTAGGTGAATTATCAGATATTGAATACTTCCAGAAAAAATTATATCGTGCACTTGGAGTTCCAGAATCAAGAATCGCATCTGAAGGTGGATTTAATTTAGGAAGATCATCCGAAATTTTAAGAGATGAACTTAAGTTTAGTAAGTTTGTTGGAAGATTGAGAAAGAGATTTGGAAACATGTTCAATGACATGTTAAGGACTCAATTAATTCTTAAAAATATAATCACACCAGATGATTGGGATTCCATGAGTGATCATATTCAGTATGATTTCTTATATGATAATCAGTTTGCAGAACTCAAAGAATCTGAAATGATGAATGAGAGATTGGGTCTTGCAGCAACTGTAGAACCATATCTTGGTAAGTATTATTCAACAGAATATCTTCGTAAGAAAGTTCTTCGTCAATCTGATACTGAAATCGAAGAAATTGATGCACAAATTGAGCAAGAAATTAAAGATGGTATTCTTCCAGATCCTAATTCTGTTGATCCGATTACAGGTGAACCACTTGAAGGTGGTGGTGGAGATTTAGGCAATGTTCCTGTTGAAGATGATTTAGATCAGCAAGGTGCAGTAACTGATGCAGAACTAGCAAATGATACCAAATCGGCCGAGATATAAATAAAATATATACCTAATATTTAAATATGGACGAAATTATTGATGCGATTGCGACTGATGAATCTCCTTCAGAGATTTCAAAAAGTCTAAAAGATCTCATATATCAAAAAGCTGCAGAAAGAGTAGAGGGACTTAGACCCGGTGCTGCTGCTGCAATATTTGATGGTGGTGAAGTTGAAGATGAGGTAGATACTGAACCACAAGAGGAAGAATAATGGCACAAAGAACCCTTATTTTAGCAGCGGAGGTTTCTGTTGCCTCTGGTGTAGGAAATAGTACAACTGTTGGAAGTGCAAAATGCGTGAGAGTATTTAATAGTTCTGGATCAGATCTTACAATAACTGTGACAGATCCAACAGGTGCAAATACTAAATCTGGTGCAGGGTCTATTTCTATGCCAGATAATACTATTGAATTTATCGAAAAAGAAGAGACATTTACAATTCATGGAAATGGTGCTTTCAAGGCAACAAAAGTAGGATTTACCAATTAGAAAAATGAAACTTATCACAGAAGAAGTCCAAAAGGTTAAATTTATAACTGAGGGCAGAGGTGCAAATAAAAAGATGTACATTGAAGGTGTTTTCTTACAAGGAGATATCAAAAATCGTAATGGTAGAATGTACCCAGTGAATACTCTTGCTAGAGAGGTTGGTAGATACAATGAAAGTTTTGTCAAGAAAGGTAGAGCACTTGGAGAACTCGGACATCCAGAGGGCCCTACAGTAAATCTTGATAGAGTTTCTCATAAGATAACTTCACTTCGTCAAGAAGGAAAAAACTTTGTTGGTAAAGCACAGATACTTTCAACACCAATGGGTAAGATTGCATCCAATCTTATCTCGGAAGGTGTAACACTTGGAGTCTCGTCTCGTGGTGTCGGATCACTCAAAGAAGATATGGCATCTGGTTGTAAAGTAGTTGGTGAAGATTTCATGTTAGCAAC